GATATGCCGGTACGCAAAGGCTCAACGAAGACAATACGCTGGGCGCAGTACCTAAAGAAAATGAAAGTCGGCGACGCAGTGCGCGTGGCGAACGCAAAAGAGCGCGACGCCATGACTCACCACTTTAAGGCCAACAAAGCCGGCACCGTTAGCTCGCAGGTTGGCGACGGTAGCTTCGTCGTTTGGCGCACTCGCTGGTCATCGAAGTGAACGACGACTGGACGCTAGTGCTTAAAGAGATGCGCGACGCAGCCAAGGCTGACCAGCGCGTTCGCGAGAAGAAGCCAGAGAATTGTTTTTTCTGCGATTACATGGATCGAGATCCAGGCTTTTGCGAGAAGCACTGGGCGCGCCCGCCGGCAGACTTCATGCCGCGCGAAGGCGCGTGCCCCGACTTCATAGAGGAGATTCCATTTTGACGAGGCTTGAGGGCGGTTGTCTCCATCTCCGCCCTTTCTCCTGCGCGCGCCGTCCGCGTAGCCAAAGGCGGCACCTTTTTGTTGGAGCAGACAGTGAAAGATTACGAGTTCGAGATTTTGATCACGACGCGCAAGCACATAAAGGCATACGCCAGCTGCGTCGAAGAAGCTAAGGACAAGGCGCTTGAGGTTGCGCGCAGCCGCATGGGCGATGACTTTCACTCGCTGCAGATCATTGAGGTGGATGAGGATGCGCAGAAGTGAGCGATCTTTTTTATCGCGCGATTAAGGCGCAAGACAAAGCTCAGCAGCTGATCCGGCCGCGCCCTAAGCAGGGGCAGAACCAACAGTTTCATCGCGCTCTCACTGAGCAGCAAATCGAAGACGTTTTGAAGTTGTGGGCTGATGGCGTGCGTAAGGTTGCTATCGCCAGCATTACGTCACTGGCACAAAACAGCGTCTACAACATCATCAACCGCTACGAGCTCGTTGAGGGCCGCGTAACTCACATCAAGCGAGAGATAGAATGAAAAAGAGTATCGACGACGCCACTCCAGCTGAATGGAATGCCCTGCGCAAACCGCCAGAGCACTACACCCAGGGCAACATCGAGGTGATCGAGGTGATCCGCGACACGCTCGACAGTGAGCAGTTTAAGGCGTATTGCCAGGGCAACATTTTAAAGTATGTCATGCGGGCCAATCACCACCGCCAGCCTACCGTCGAGCATCTGCGTAAAGCGCGTGACTATTTGAATTGGTGGATCGACGAAGAGGTGCAGCCGTGAGCGAAGGTTTTTTAAGTTACAAGGCGGTAGCCAACATGACGTCTCTCAGCACTCGCACGATACGACGCAAGGTTGAGAGCGGCGAGTTTCCAGAGCCAATACAATATGGTGCTCGCACTCTGTTCGTTCGCGCGGAAGTCGCCGAGTGGTGCGACAATTTAGTCACGAAGCTGCGAGAAAATCCGCATAACGCTGCATGAGCTCCGCGCGTCTAGGTAACAGTTTGTCCCTGGCGTAAGCCGACCGCACTTGCGATCTTGACGCATGGCTTAGCTGAATCTCTGACACTTCGTCATCTTCCGCGTTTGTCACACGGCACCAATCCTTAAACGTCGTGCGAAAGCCGTGCATCGTTATTGCCCTACCTTCGTGATCCTCAAAACCGTGCAGGCTTAGCTCTTTACGCATCGCCGCCTCGCTGATGTGTTTGTTCGTTCCGCTGCTGAAAACGTAAAGCGGCATGTCACTGTAATTAAATAGGGCGGTTTTTTTTGCAGTGATAATGTCCTGCAGTTGCGCAGGGAGCGGAACCTCTAGCCGATACTCGGTTTGTTTGCTGCTTAGCTTTGCGATCGGCGCGTGCCACACATCGCCATCGAAGTCTGACCACCGCGCTGAGCGCACGTCGATCTGTCGCTGCGCCGTCATCATCACCATCTGCAAAGCCCTGGCGCTTTCGTTGTTTCGCTCTTGCAGCTGTCGATACAGCACCGGCGCTTGCGCGTGATGCAACGCCGCTTGGTGTTGCACGGTGCCAGTGTATTTTGGTAGAAGGCGCTGAATGCGCGGGTTTGCTGGGTTTGCGACGTTCACATAGTCGCAGTCGATGGCGTACTCGAAGATCTCTTCTATATACATGCGAACGCGCATTGCTGTTTCGTGCTTTTCTAGCCAGATAGGCGATAGGATTTGCTGAATATCGGCCTTGCTGATGTCTGCCAGGGCTTTGCTGCCAATCACGCCGTAAGCGTGTGTAGATAGCCGATTTTTCCACGTTTGCGAGCTCTTTAGCGGGCTCTTCCACCCTGGCACTTTGACTCGGCTAATAAACTCGTCGGCCACGTCAGCGAATGTCATCGCAGCGTTAGTAGCTCTGCGCGAGCTAGCTTTCTTTTCTTGCTTGGCTTTTTGGAGTTGCTCTGCCGGCACGCCCTCGCCTGCAACCATGCTTGCCATAAGCTCTTGCGCTTTTTCGCGGGCCTGCTTGAGAGTTATTTTGCTGGTGCTGCCGAGCGATCTCTCCACAGTTTTGCCGTCAACCTGATATCGCAGCAAGTATTTGCAGTAGAGCTTTTCGCCAACCTTTTGTGCTTTTACAGATAAATTTTCGCTGACTCGATACCTGCCAGGTTTGCGTATTGCGCCGACTTGGCGTGCCGAAAGCTGCTGCATTTTGTACCCATTTTGTACCCAACTTTAATGCGCAATATGGCAGTTTATGTCACTTGTAGTCAATCGTGCGATTGTAAGTCATTGATTTTGTTAGCGTATGTCAAACCATGTCACACGGTTCGATGTCGGCTCCGGGCACCATACACCTATATAAATCAATCACTTAGGCAGTTTTTAGATTTTTGTACCCAGCTTTGTACCCATGTGTAATCAGACCAGCAAACTCAGCGTCGAAGACGACGCCAGCTGCTGAACTTCCACCCGCCCATCTCTGGCTATATAGAGCGTTGGCTGAATTACTTCTTGAGCCTCACGCACAAGCTCGCCCTCGCCGCCGGTTCGCAGCACCTCTTGGCGCTGCACGGCTACCGTCTTCCAGGTGACTGGCGCTGGCGCGCTTGTCATTGCGACGTCCATTACTGGGCGATGATGGCTTGGCGCTGATTTAAAAGTTGTTGCAGCTGTTGAAACGCCTTTTCTTCTTCTGTAGCTGCCCGGTCTAACATACCAATACCTCTCGACCTACTTGCTGCGCTCGGCAGATCGATGTTTGTAGCAACAGACTCAGCGGTCGATGCGAGCATAGGATTGCGATCTGCAAGCATTTCTTGCGCCGCACTCAATGCTCGAACCCCTTGGCCAGACAAGTTTGCGGTTTCGCCCATAAGACGTGGAGAAGTAAGAGGCAACAAAGCGGCGGTTGTTGGATTAGCCAAAGATTGTAACGCGGCCAATCCACCTGCTGCCCGCCCTAACCCTCTTGGCGCAATTGCTTGCAAGTCTTGACCTGCGACTTTTGGAATTAATAAAGAATCGCCTGCTTTTTCTAGCTGCTCAACCAAGCGCAAACGTGAGCCAAAGTTGGCGTTTACATTATCGCGCATGACTGACTGCAGTTTGCGCAAGGCTGTATCAGCAGCTGCGGAGTCGCCCAGAGACAGCGCTTTCTGCATTTCTACCTCAAGCCTACGGGCTTGCTCATATGGCCGCATGACTTTGTCGTACTCAGGCGCCTGCGCCAAGATTGCGTCTTTTACTATGTCTCGCGCTCTGCCGACGATGACTGCTTCATTACCTGGGTTTATGTCTCTAGGGTATAGATCGTCAATAGCTCGCTTTAGAGCATCCAAACCGTAAGCGGTTTGCACCGCTTCATTTGATTGGAAATTCTTGATTAGCTTATTAAGCTCGCGCATCTTAGATTGGCCAACCGGGCTAAGCTCGCTGAACCCTTCATAGTTAAATGACGCCTCAAGATCTTTGATTTGTTCTGCTACAGGAAAGAAATCGATTTGCGTTTGTTGAAGCTGCAGTGCGTCTTTGCTTTGCCTAAACTCTGCGCGCGTGGTTTTTTTCATGCGCTGAAAAGCCTCGCGCGCGTCGTCAACCACCTCCGCCGGGTCTACCGCACCACGCATATTGTCCACAAATGCCTCTTGTCGTGGGCCACCCTCACGACCAGCCCTGTACGCTTCGCCAAGGCTTTGTCCCGACGTGCCTGTTGTGACGCCGACAGCTGCTGGGACTGCCAAACCAACGCCTTTGGCAGCAGTTTTGACGCCGCCTGTCGCTATGTTGACTGGGTCAATGGCCTCACCAATCTTTTGCGCTGTCTGCGCTACTTTAGCCGTGCGACCTCCAGCGCGCGCACCTTGTACGGCTAACCCTGCACCACCAGTTATCACCATTGATGCATCAGCAAGAAAGCCTACTGGGTCATTTGCAAACGTGCGCTTAGCATCTTCAAGACTGCCGTAACGATCAACAAAGTAAGCGCCTACAGCGCGCGCTGTTTTTTCGTCCTCTTGTTCGCCCGGCAAAGCCAGCTGGAAAATACCCTTGCCTAAACTTGCAATGCTGTTTGCAGTGCCAATTGGGTCAACAAAAGGTTGCACTAAGTCTTCGCCAAACTGCGCCGCACTTGCTGGCGTGTTTGTAATGGCTTGATCAACCATCTCAAAAAAACTGAGGCTAGGTTGCGCAGGCGTTGTTTCAGCGCCGCCTGCGCTGCGTGCGGCAATTGCGTCTAATACATCTTGATTTGAAGCCATGTAATTATCTCTTTGGCCGTTTTTCTATTACTGAGCTAATGACGTCGATCTCATATTGGCTGGTTGCCGGGTCACTAACAATTGATACAAGCTCTGCGTTGTTCAAGCCTCGATAGTCTTCTGGTTGGTACATATTTTTTTCAAATTGATCCAGGCTGGCTGTTAGCGAAGTAACACCCGGCCCCCACCCTTTAAGCGTTCCATTTTTGCCATAAAAATCGACTGCTGCTTCTATGTTGGCGTACGCCCCTTCCATTTGAGAGCGCAAACGTCTGATACGGTCTGCGTTGACCTTAGCCGGCAAAATGACGTTGAAACTGCGGTTGATAAACTGTTGCGCTTCTTCTGCGGCAAATGCTGCGCCAATGATTTGACGCATGCCTTGCGTGATAACAGCTGCAACATTTTCTTGTAACGCCAGCGTTTGCGCGGGCAACAAGTTATCTGGACGTCCAAAATACTTGCGGCCGGTCAGATCTGAGTCTTTCTGCAGTGCAGCAATGCTTTGATTGAGGCTCGATATGTTGGCAATTTTTGTGTTCAACCCGCCTTCTAAAGTGAACGAATTGAAAATACCTGCGAATGCCTCGTCAATTTTTGCTTGTCCTGGCGTGAGAACTAAGCCGCCGTTTTCAGCTTTTGCTCTGGCTTCAGCCAACGCAACTTCTTGCTGCAAAAGCCTTTCAAAGTATTTATCAATGTCACCGCCGACGTTGCGCAAAATTGTGGCTTTTTCATCCAGATTTTTCGCATCCCAAATTGCTTGTTGTTCGGGCGAAAGCTGAACGTAGCCTTGAGCAACTTTTATGCTATCTGATGGATTCAATACCGTGCGCATTTCCATCGCGGCGTTGTAGGCTTCTGGGCTTCGCCTTTTAAGCTCAGAGAAAAACAAAATCTCTTTGTTGTCGTCTGTGAGCAGTCGGTCGCGCTCGCTGCCTAACGCAGAAACAAGTGAATCAATGTCACCTGAGGCTTGCGCAGCCCTTAAAGCGTCGCCGTATGGGCCTTGAAATTGACTTAGATCAACCGTCTGAGCTCGATCGAATGCGCTTTGATCGCGAGCAAGCTCCACCAAGTCGTTATACATTGATATGTTTTGCGCGTCAGTCCTAGCTCTTGTTAGCCGCTGCTCTGGCGACTCGCGCAACCCAAGTTTGTACTGCAGCGGTCGCACTAACGCATTTTGAAAAACGTTGGTGACGCCTTCGCGGAAGTTTTCTGGCTTTTTAATTGTTTGCTCCGTGGGCACAAGTAGCCGTTGAAGCTCAGAAAGCGGATTATTTGGCACCGTTTGAGGAAGCGCCATTTGCCTTACTTCTGGTGCAATTTGCGGAACCGCAACAGGATCGTTTATTGGCAGACCTTGCATCAAAAGACGCTGCTGCTCTTCGGTTAATGCTTCAGCCATTAAATGAGTCCTCGTTGAGCGTCGTTAAAATAGCCAGTAGGCAGCTGGACTGCTCGCTCTGCAGAGCCGTAGTCAGAAAGACCTTGATCCATAAAAGCCTGCGCGCGCTGCCTGCTTCTGGCATTAGCGATTCTTTCTTTTTCAAGCGAGCCATCTAGCGCCATACGCATACGCTGCTCGGCGTAAGCAGCTGGGTCTTGCACCAAGCTGGTCAGAGAGTCAAACCTTGGCTGCACTGTGTTCATAACGTACTCGCCAGGGTTACTTAGCGCGCTGCCAATTTCATCAACTCTTTCACCAAGCAACTCGCGCATGGTTTTGTCATCTGGCGTTGGTAGCTTTTCAAGATCGTCTGTGTCACCAAGCAATCCATCAGGCATGCCAGCGGCAGCGGACGCTGCAGCCATCATCTTGCTAAACATTACGAAATTCCTAAGTTAAATCCGCGCCCTCTGCTTTCGCTTGTCAGCGGGTTAGGCAACAAGCCAGCACCGCTTCTCAACACGTCAAACATGCGGAATGGGTACTCTCTAGCCTCGGCAAATCTGCGATAACGATCATCGAGCAGTTGCTGCGCTGCCGCTTGCTGCTGACCGCCAACGCCTTGCAGCGCCGCCGCGTCCGCGAACTGCGTGCCGCGCAAGTCGCCGCCAAGGTTAGCCAGCTGGGCAGCTGCGCCCTGGCGCATGCCAGACGCCGTCATGCCGGCTCGCTGATTCGCTAGCGCCGCCTGCAACCCTGCGTCTGCGTTGAAGCGCTGAGCGTCAAAGCCTAGCTGCTGGTTGCGTAGCGCCGCGTTCTGGTTAGCCAAGGCTGCACGCATCTGCGCGTCTTGGTTTGCCAGCTGTCCGCGCTGATCAAACTGAGCGGCTTGGATGTTGCCCTGCTGAGTCGCCTGCTGCGCTGCCAGGTTGTTGGCTGCATTTAGCTGCCCAGCGCGCATGAAGTTAGCAGCTGACGTGGTGTCGGCCGCTAGCTGGTTTTGTGCGTTTCTAGCAGCCGCTTGTTGATTTAAGCTCTGCGCCGCTAAGCCGCTCTGCAGCCCCAGCTGGGCGCTGCTTGTGTCGGCAGTAAGACCAGCGCGTTGGTTTGCAAGATCCGCTTGCTGGCCAAACTGCGCAGTCTGCATGCCAGCCTGCTGAGCTCTGTTGAGATCTGCTTGCGCCTGCTGCTGCGCGTTCTGGAAGCCTTGTTGGCGGAGATTCACTGCCGTGCGCGCTGCTTGATCGGCAAAGTTTCTGTTCGTCTCTGCCTCGACCAGCGCCTGACGGTCACCACCAAACGCGCCAGCAGACACTGCACTTGCCGCGTTTTGGTTTTGAGTCATCTGACGCGCTCGATCTAAGTCGCCAAGCGCCGCGTCAATCACGCCAGAATCGTATTGGTTTTGATAAGGCGTTAAATCAGTTTGCGCCAGGCTTTGGCCCTGCACCGTTTGACCTTGCACTTGTTGAGCAGTGATTGGGTTTACGCCAACGGCGCTCGTCTGACCAATCTGCTGAGCGTTCACGCCTTGAGATTGCACCTGTTGATTACGAATAGGAGCAAAGCTAAAGCCAGTCTGCACGCCTGATGCAGTTACGTCGCCGACTTGCCCTGGCGCAGTGATCGAGCCGGCAGTCACTTGCGCAGGCTGAAAGCCGGTCTCTGCTCGCGTCGTCGCGATGGCGTCGTTGATCTCGCCCTGGCCTACGCCGGCACGCGCCGTGTTTGCGGCCATATTCATGCCTTCCAGCTGCGCAGGCGCTAGCGGCGCGACCGTCGCGAAGTTATAAGGCGAGTAAGGCGTTCGGCTAACCCGCTGTCCTTCCCGAAATGTGCCGGTTAGCAGACCTTTGAGTTCGGGATCAAATGTTTGTGCTGAGCTCGATTTGTTTTTACCCATACTCATTAGCGCATACCTCTCATATTAAAGTTGCGAAAATCTGGCACGCCCATATATGGCATAGTCTCTGGCTCTGGGATGAATCGACCAGTCTGTGGCATTACTGCCGGCTGGTAAGTCCCTCCAGCCATGTCAAGAATCGGCATTGACGGCGCGACGCCCATGCCTTCGTTGGCCGGCTCCTGCTCTTGTTGTTGATAGCCGAGCAAGCCTTGCGAACGTAGCGATCCACTTTGTCGATAGCGACCACCTCTGGGCGCTTGACCAGAGCTACGCTCAGCGATTTGCTGTTGAATCAGTGCTCTGCGCCTTTCAATAGCAGCCAAGCGTAGGGCTTCATCAGCTGCCCGACTGTCTGCAGCTTCTGATGCGCTATCTTGCATCGCCATGGGTTGATTTGGGTCTGGCCGCTCCATTTGCACGCCAGGCAGCGCAAAGTCTTGGAAATAGCTTTGATCGGGCTGAACAATTTCGTCGCCAGAGCCATAAAAACTTGCGATGGCATCCGGCGTTGTTGTTCTGATCATTGCCTGCTCTGCCTGCGTTTCTGCTGGCATCGATGGCATATTCGACTGCTGCATCTGCTCAATGAGCGCGGGGTTCATGCGTATCAATTCTTGCAAGCCAATGTTTGCGCCACCGCCTGCGCTGCTATCTTTACTCATATCTGCTTTACCAATGTTATGTGGGCTTCGTGCCAGTCCATGTCTTTCAGCGCTTTCGTCCAGCCCTTGCGCCCGCTCATGCTGAGCGCCGAGCACTTCAGCCTCTTCGCGAACGCGATCAAACTCGACTCCATATCTTTAATCTCTGCCAAATCACCAGCTGCCAAGAAAACGTGCAACGCGCGCTTGCGCGGGTACTGCACAATCTCTGTGACCATGCAGCTTTTGCTGGCTGGCCAAAAAAACATATCGCCGACGCTGATTAACTCCAGCACGTCTTCGTATGTATGCGTACCGCCGGCGCGTGCCAAAGCCATTTCCAAAAGCTCGCGGTATGGCCCAACGATGTCCTCTGCTGTCTGTACGACCGCCTCGCTCATAGCGACGTCGCCGATATGGTGCCGTCGTTAGCGACCGTAATGCTGAACCGGGTGCCGTTCGGGCTCTGCAGGATTAACCGCTCGCCTCGTAACTCAACGTCCTGATTCTTTTTACGATTTAAGTTATCGGCCTGCTCGATAAGGTTGTTGCGCTGGTTCTCCTGCACAAAATCATAGTTACGCAACGCCTCTGGCAAGATCATCGCCTGCTGCCCTCGCGCACATCGAGCCGCATGGTGCCGACGCGCCAGCTGCTAGGCGTGTTGCCAGTAACCGTCATCTGCACCTGGCGGCCCTGGAAGCGCACGCTGGTCGGGTTTGCCATATCAAACGGGCCAAACGTGCTCTCAGCTGCGTTAGGGTAAAAGCGCGTTTTGAATGTGGCAGTCACGTCGCCTTGCGTTTTTTCGTCAGGTATCAACGACGTAGCGACCATCATGCGGTCGCCGTTACCCAGCTGCAGCGGGCCAGTTTGCGCAAAGACCGCGCTGCCAGAATCATAGGCATAGCCGACTTCGTGCTCGTATATGTAGCCGTCTGGGCTGGCGTAGTTAGGAAAGACAAACGCGCCAACATCGACGCCAGCCGTGCGAGCCAGGGTGCCTATCTGCCAGTGGTTCTCCATGTAGTTATACGAAACGTAACTGTCGTTTTCAGTAGATCCGCTGCTGGGGTAGAACCAAATGATCTCGCTGAAATTGCTGTTCTGTACTGCGTAAACCTTTGACCGCTCAGTGACGTTTAGGTTCTCGAAGATGAAGTCGCCGACGCTGCTGCGCAGGGGCTGCACGCTGCCGTTGTAGACGAAGAAGCCATTATTTCCCATCCAATAAGCCGCACCGCCGGCAGTCGCGCAGGCATTGGCGCTGATGACGCCGCACGCAGTGCCTACCTGCTGAAAGCCGTATATAAATGGCGGGCCTTGATACCTTGCAGTGTGCGCGTCTGTGTCTGTGAGCAACAACGTCTCGCCGCGCATGCGCTTGCCGGCCATAAGATTGCCGTCTGTCGCCAGGGTGAAACTGCCTGCCTGATTTGTGGCCGCAGGCGTCCAGACGTTGCTCTGTTCTTGATCAGAGAACGCAACCTTATTGCCAACGCCACCAGCCCCTAGCGCGAACACGAACCGCTCAGAGCTCACGACAATTGCGTTGTTGCCAGTAGGCGCGTTGCTCAGTAGCGCAGCTGCAGACGCCGGGCTGTTGGCCCACTGGTAAATCTTGCCGTCGCTCGTTGCTGACGCAATGACGTACTCGCCAAATGTGTCAAGCGACCAAGTCGTTGCCGGCGTGTACGCGCCTGAGTCTGGCCTCGGCGTGTTCCAAGTGCTTGCGCCCCAGGTCAGTCCGCCATAGCCAAGGTTCTGCACTGCGTCGGCGTTGCCTGTTGTGAAGCCAGTGGGCGTAATATCTGTGACCGTGTTGTCTTCGCCGATGAAGTACAGGTTCGTGTGCGTGCCTGCGACAGTGCGCCGGTTGCGGCTGTTATCAAGGTATGCGATCAGCGCGCGGCACACGCCGCTCATGGCCGACGTTGTACGAGCCCGCCAGCCGCCTACCGGCTGCAAGGAACCTTCGTACCACCTGACCAAGTTTGCATCGCTCCATGTATTGGCCTGCTGCAAATCGGTGCCGTTCTTAACGACGCCTGGAGGTGGTGCGATGTTAAGCAATGACACGATATTCACCCGTTTCAATCATATCGCAGAGCTCTTCTGCGCGATCACCCACTTGCTCTGCCCATCGGCTGGCGTTGAATTCTATGCTGGCCCAGTAGTAGTCGCCGGTCTCCATAGCAGCCAGCGCTTTTTTGAACCCTAGCAACTTGGTCAAGCCCAGGTTGAAGGCTATGTCGATCATGGCATCGCGCCTGACGCTGTCGAGTTTGCTGTACCAGCCGAACCGGTCTTTGAGCTCCTGGTCGACGCGAGCAATGTCGTTTGAAAGCAGCATGTCGATTTCGGAGTCGCTCAGGCCAATGCCGCCATTCACGTCCAAATTTCGGCCTGCGCCGCAAGTTATGAACCCCTGGGAGCACTTATACGCATGACTTCTTACGCCCTCGTGGCGCTTGAGCATTTTGATTAGTCGCTCGCTACTCATTTACTAACACCTTTCACTCTTTCGTAAGATCTGCCGCCGGACAAGCCGAGCATGCCTAGAAGCAACGGCATCATTACGCCTGCGTCTGCTTGTGGTATTTCAACTCCAAAGCCAGCGCATATCGGAGCGATTAAAAAATTCACCATAAGCCCTAGCACACAGGTGTACCCGGCAAGCGGTCGCCAAGACGACTGGAACCAGTTTCCCTTCGCGTCTGCCTTTAAGACCTCTATTTGCTGCAACGCAATCTGCTGTCCGTGTTTCTCGGACATAGTTGCGATCTCATGCGCCAAAGCATTTTTCTGGTCTTTGTCTTCGATAAATTTATCAAGCAGCCCAGCGACTGGGCCTACCAGCTGTCCTACCAAACTCATTTACCATTCCCCCGGTTCTGCCAGGCCGACGCTCCGTAGTAGGAGGCCACAAGTGCCGCCGTGCTCACATAATAGGTAGGTGCCATTGAGCCCAACAGGTCAGCCGCCTGCGTCAGTCCAAACCAGCTGCTTATGACGACCAGCGACGGATAAAGCAGCATGCCAAGCAAAGCAAACCAAGCCATCGCTCGCTGCGCCTGCGCCTTCTCCATTGATTGCTTTAAGTTTTGCAAGTCTCTGCTCATTTCCAGTTCTGAGTCGGTAACGGTTCCATCCCCGTCTGCATCGAATTGCGCATAGTCACTATTTGGAGAAAGTCGCTTTGCGCTCATTCGTTAGTCCCATGTCTGTGTATTTCTGGGCATTCGTTTCGGGATGCAGTACGCGGTGATGTTTTCCTGCTTTTGCACCCTGCGGTCTCTTACTAAATCCACCTTTCCAGTTTCTATGTACCTGGCGAACGTGTTGCATCTGGCTATGTCACGATAAAAAAACTGATCCTTTATCGGCTCGCCGTTAACGATGACGACCAACAGAAAAAACATCATCAACGGGTCAACCAAGACAGCAACAAACCGAGCGTGAGAGGCAGAAGAAAAATTAAAGTTAGAACCACTACAGCCATCTGCTTTACGTCCCGCCAAAATTGTTTCTTTGCAGCTATTTTCTTGGCCAGTTCCAGTTGCTTTTGCTTCCGAGCCTCCGCCATTGCTTGCATCGCTTCTGAGTAAAGCTGCGCATTTCCCGAAACGGTAAACAGATCCTTGATCTCCCTCATGGTTTCTTGGATCTGCTTTTTAGCTAGCGCCGCTTTAACAGCATCAGCCTCTGACAATTTGCCCGAATTTTGAGCCCGTTGTAGCTCTACCTCTGCCCCACCTAACGAAGACAGAAACCCAGAAATCGACTGGATGTCATTCGTAGTTTCGGCGACTCTCTTAATCGCACTGGTAGCAGCATTTACGCCAGCCACGATCGCTGCGATTTCGCCAACCATCGTTTAACCCATAGACAGTAAAAACGGCACCAAAACCGAGCCAAGCACTAAGGCATACAAGCCAAATATCATCCGCTCAAGTTTCTCAAAATTCTTTGCGCCGCTATCAAGACGACGCTCTATGTTGCTGAAACGCTCAAGGCACAAAGCCTCATGCGCTTCTATGCGAGCCAGCGCTGCTTGCGCCAATTCTTTTTGCGTGGGCCCAGCCACTAGGCTGACTCTTCCTTGGCTTCTTCAACGGCATGCACCAGGTCGTGCAGGTCATCTTCCCAAGCCTTGATCACGCGCTCGCTCTCAATCAGCTGGATGTGCAAGCCCTGTTGTTGGTCGCGTAATGCGCGAACGCGCTGCACGATAATTTGAGCGTCTGGCTCTAAGTCGCTGAACTTAAACTCTGTGTCGCCAATGATAATGACTGCGTCTTCCATTTTTATTTCCTTACGCCCCCCAAGGCGTTCCTGTGGCGGTTGTTGGCGTGATCTGTGCGTCGATGTTGGCTTGCAGACTCGCTTCGATAGCATCTTGATCTACGTCAGCCTGCACCCAGCCAATTACTGTAGCCTCGTCAAGAGAGTCATAAGCAACAAAGTCTTCAGCGTCAGGGTCTGGGGTAAACCCACAAGTGCCATATGAAGATGCTGAGTAAGTTACGTCACCTACAGTTTCTTCTTCAGTTACTCGCCAGTGTGCAACGATTACGCCGCCGTCTGCCGTGTTTCTTTCTAGTTGTGAAATAGTCCATGTAGCCATTAGTTGTTCTCCTTTAAGGGTTCAACAATTACTTTGCCGTTATCATCAGTCCAATCAGTATCAATCATGTGTTGATCGTGACGCTCACCCACAACCATCCAAGAGATTGTGTCTGTGCAAGTGTTGTCTTGCGCCGTGATTGTTAGCGTATTTCCAGATACAGAACCTTTAACCGCAGTCCAACCTGATTCATTGGAGGTAAAGCATTGCGTGTTTGTATTCAGAAGCACATAAGTACCTTCCGTCATACCAGCCGCAGTATCTATGTTTACAGTTGCAGAACCACCTACAAGATCTACCTTGCCACGGTAAATGTTATCTGCTTGAGGAGCCTCAACAAATGAATGAACAAGATGATGTGTTTCTGTCTTGGCGGGTAGCGGGTGGTCAATCTTAAATGACCCAGAACCTTT